GTACCCGCATAAACCTCAACAACACCCGAACCAACATACGAAACCATACCCTCCACCGGAGTACCAATCGCCGTAGCCCGCGCAGCCGTCCCAGAAAACGACAAAACCGTCTGATTCCCGACATAAGTATTCATGTCAGCCGCAGTCAAAATCTCATTGACCGCCCAAACCTTATATGGCATAAGTATTCCTTACCAAGATAGAGTGCCTACATCTAGTCTACCGAATACAGCGTCATCAAGTACAAGAGGCGCGTATCTTGTCTCATCAAAACCAAGCTGAACAGTGTGGAACTCCGTATCAACATTATGGTTGATTTCCCGCACCTCAACATACCGGACAATCTGATCACCAATGTTGTTCGGCGTGAAAGCAATCTTACAAACATCACCAATCTCCAAAGCAAGAATTTGAGCCTGCTCAGAAGTTGACTGGTTCTCCAAATTCACCGCAACCGAATCAAACCTGTACTCCGGTCTTGAAAACAATGAAGCAAAACCGACAGCAAAATCAATAAGATCACTGTCATTGTTGAGTTGCACCTCGTTCACCACAAGGTCACGAATACCGTAAGAGTCCTGCGATGCAACATCCGAAGCTATCGCTGTCCCACCGAACTGGCGCGACACCGAAACCCTGTTGAACAGTAGCTCCGAACCATAATTCACGAGTAGATTCGCAACACCAATGCCACCTTCACCAAACTCCACAAGGGCATCAGAGGTAGGCGCTTTACGGCGGTCACGGAAAGCAAACTTCCCATCCCGTGTCACAAACACATACCCAGGGTCAGAACCCGCAACATTCTGCAAATACTGTAAAGCATTAGTATCAACAGGGACAGGATTAGCAGCCATATCAACAGCACCCTCATCAAGGTCACGCAACGTCGAAGGCCAACCAATCTCAGGCCTATCCAACACCGCATCAATACGCGCACCAGCCCTCTCTACAGACGGTGTGAAAGCGTCAAGAGTTTGGTTAGCAATTACAGTCAAAGCATCAATAGCTTTAGCCGTGGCAACCGAGTCCCCGTTGGGGGTGTAATCAAGGTCCCAATCCTCAACCCAGCCTTGGAAAATCGAGTAACCGTCTTTCAAGACACGCAATTCACGTTTAGGGACTATTTCGGGATAGAAAGGCGAACCGGTAAATAAAGGATCAAACGCTCTTTCATGGTTAGTAAAAGATACGTTACATTCGCCGGGTGGGAACTCGGACAAAATAGCTGATTTGCCTCGTTGAACATCAACATTGATTACATAATTGGTTACATCGTAAAACAATGTTCCGCCGAGTCGATATTCGCTGTTGTCGAGGCGTCCTTGTTCGGGGCTGTCAAGTTTAAAAAATGGTGCTACAGAGTTATCTGTCAGGTTGAAACCGATTTCGACAGTTAGCCCGACAGTCCAGGCGTAATCCAGCCCAGCCCAAGTGTCAGCAAGCCCAGCCCAAGTCGAAGCCATAACTTACTTCAATCCCCAATACGGTAAAGATTGAAAGACCCAACACCAGCCGTGCTGTTAGTCGCGTCAGTGATTGTGCTTCCACGTTTAGCAAACAACTCTAAGACATCGTTAGCGCTCAGGCGAACCAAACCTGAAGCGTTCACCGAACTTGTGTTGTGCCCATCCGTCTGGCGAATATAACTGTGTGCCGCAACCAAAGAAGTATCCACAGAATTATTTACACCAAGCGCGACAATAGGGGCAACACGCGCCCCAAGACTACTTAACTCAACATTGAAACTAACGAAGTACAAACCGGCTGAGGGAATCGTAATCCCTGAAGCAGAGACGGTAAAGCCAGTTTCGTTTAGCAACGCCGTTGTGTTAAAAGCAGACACTTTAGCGTAAGTGGCGCTACCATTGAAGTCCACGGAAACAAACGTGACCTTACAAGCAAGCGGTGACTCTAGCGCACCCACATCGGACTCTAAGGTCGTAGCCCTACCCTCTAAGGCTGTAATGTCTGATTGCGCCGTTGTCACGTCAGACTGAAGTGTGGTGATGTCGGACTCAGCGGTTGTCACATCGGATTGAAGCGTAGTGATGTCAGACTGCGCGGTAGTGATGTCAGACTGCGCCGTTGTAATATCGGACTGCGCGGTAGTCACATCGGACTGAAGCGTAGTGATGTCAGACTGCGCGGTTTCAATGTCCGTAGCCGTAGCGTTCCAAATTGCAGGGAACGTGCGTGGATCAGCGCCATCTGCCGGAGTCAAACCGCCTGAAAGTCTCGTAACCATTCTTTTATTCTACCTTTCCAATCTCAACTTTTAGCGAAGGAATAGGCATTAGCCGTCAGTTCCTCGATTAATCACACCACGACCACGAGTAGGAATAGTACCAACTTTAGTGCTTGTGCTTCCCAAAGAGTTCAAAAGGTTCCTTGAGCTAACAGAAGGGGCATAAACGTTATATGTCACGTTACCGCGAGAAACCGGTGTACCCGCAACAGTAACAGTTTCGCGCCTATCAAAACCAATCGGCCCCATCGACTCTAAGTTTGCTCTGGCTTGTTGTGCAGCAGCTTGAACCCTGTCATTGAGAGTGCCACCAGCGTATTGGAAACCCGCTGGTCGATAACCCGGTAATTGTGTTACATCTAAAGGTCGATTACCAGCGTCTCCATCACCATCACCGCCGCCGTCGCCACCAAAATCAAGTTGTCCAACGAAGTCCTCAATTCGTGGCATACGCGCCATAGCAGCCTCAGCCGCATCAATAGCCGCATTGATACCATCAATAAGAACTTGCTCAAACGTGGTCGTGAACGCTTCAGCAATCGACTGAGCACTGATTTCTAATTCGCCAGCCTGAGCCGTCAAACCCTCAACAATACCGTTGACAAAGTTCTCACCCTGCCCATACATAACCTGAGCAGTGTTCTCACCCAACTCCATACCAAGAGCATCAAGCTCCTGGAACAACGAGTTCACCTCGTTTACAGTGTCAGCACCACCCTCAACCAGCGCCTTAGCGGTCTCACCACCAGCCTCAACACCAGCCTCAACCAACTGGTTGAACAGCATCGGATCAAGACCGAGTGCCCGCAAAGCCTTCAGGTTGTCAACAAATTCTCGTGTGCGCTCTACAACAGCCCTGTAACCAGAAACCAGTTCGTCAGCTCTTGACTTGGCCTTCTGAATCGGCTCGACAAAGTTGTATAGCAAAGCAGTGCGGAACTCTTTGAGGCTTGTACCAGCAGAAACAGTGCGGGTAGCAAACTCAACAACGTCAACGCCCTCGGCCTCTGTGGTGACATTGCCAAGAATCCCAACAAGGCGAGCGCCAGACTGAATGGATCGTTGAACTGAGTTAATGAGCGCTTCAGCCGCATCACGACGACCAATAATCTCATCACGTTGACGCTCAATCTGACGCAACACCTGGAACTCATCACGAGCGTACTGCAACAAGTTCTGATAAGAACCATCCAACAACTGACCATTATCAAATGCCTCAGCGAGCTTTTCCTCGATAGAAGCCAGGTTGTCAACAGCAGATCGTTCAAATTCACCAAGAGTTTCCGCCACAGAAGGCAGAATTTCAATCTCTCGCGTAAACTCAATTAGTGCGTCACGAGCAGCAAGCGCATCTTCCTTAAATTCGCGGAAAGGCTCACCATATTCTTCTTCCCATTGCGACATTGCTTCGTCGAAACCGGCAGCAGTAGCGCGGAACATTGCCTGCACTTTTGCAACACTTTCAACACCACGGCTTACAACATCGTTGAAAACTTGTTGCCAGCCTTCGCCGGAACCAAGTATTGCTTGAACAAGGCCCTCACTAGCGCCCAAGGTTTCAAGACGCAGTTTAGCTTTTTGTTTTTCAACCTCGTTGGAAAGATTGCTATAAAAATCACCAACAAAGTTTTTAGCAGCAGCTCCACCAGCTTCGCCCAAATCTTCCGCTGAGTTCTGCATATCATCAACAAGTGCCTCGTTAGCGGCCTTCGTCTGATTGATAAGATCATTCAGGGTCTTCTCGTCAAAAGCTTCTTCGAGGCTTTCCCCGGTAGCGTCTAAGGCTGTTTTGACACCGTAACCAACATCGGCAATCAAACTCAGTGCTGAAATCCATCCAAGAATAGGAATACCGGCAAGAGCAATCTTGAAACCAATTAGAGCGCCCTTGGTGATATTGAGTTGAATACCAAAAGCTCTAATTACAGTTCGCAATCCGGTAAAGATTGCAATTCCGGCCTTCAAAGCAAGGAACGAGGTTGCCAAGAAAACAGTTACTTTAATGAAGTTGGTAATGAAACCGATATTGTCAATAATCATCTTGGCGAGGGTCGCCATGATTGTCACAACGTTAGCTATCGCCGTGATTACGGTTATCGCAGTCTTAGTAACCGCTTCTTGATTATTAGCAAGAGAACTGAGGAAGGGAATCACATTCTGCAATGCCCGTTGCAGAACCGGACCAATAACTTCCACCATTGGAATCAAAGCGGCAGTCAAATCCGCCACAACCGGAAGAAGTTGCACACCCAGCAACGACATCATGTTGGCAAAACGCGCTCGCAACTGATCCTGAGCGACTCTTAGTGTTCCCGCCTGACGCTCATACGCACCCAAAGAATCCGCAGCACGCTCAAAGAACAAATTGACACGAATTTGTTGATCAACAAGACGCTCTGCCGCACCAGTCAAACCCTCAAGACCGCGAGCGAGCTTTTCACCCTCGATTTCGTTCTGCTTCATGGCGACACCGAACTTCTCAATCGGGTCATACTCACCACGGAACAGGGCTGTAATAGCCAACAACGCTTCTTGAACGTCATAGCCAAATGTCAGAGAAAGATCGGCTGCCGCTCTAACCAGGTCTTTAGTGAGGCCGGTTACCTCTTCCATTGCAAAACCAGATTGCTTCAAGACCGAACCGATAAAGGTTGATGCCTTACTTGCTTGCACCATTGACAGACCAATTTCATCTGCGCCACGCGCAAACTCAATCATGGTCGGAGTCATATTGCCGAATACAGATTGCAAACCATTCAGGTTGACCTGCAAGTCTCTACCGGCGTCAATGGCGTCACGCGCAAAATTGGCTACAAGTTGTCCACCCTTGAACGCTGCGAAACCAGCAGCGGCTTTGATGGCACCAGAAGCGAGACCGTCTAACTGGCGAGAAAGCTTCTTAGTGTCCCTAATGGCCTCATCAAGACCCTTGCCCTTGATACCAAGGATTACCGGTATTGATAATGGTCTCTCTTTAGCCATCAGGCACCAAGCTCTCTGTTAGTCAAAGCAATATACTCATTCAAGTTCGTAATAAGTTTGTCCCGCACATCAGGCAACGTCTTTTCCACCGAAGGGTAAGCAACACGAGAAGCGCCGCCACGACCCCAACCCTGCAAGTTCTGTAACATCTGATCGCCCTGTGTAGTAACAGTGTGGCGACGGAAACCAGGCTTCTGATTCTTTGTGTACGTTTTAGCAGGAAGATACACATACCAGTCAGTCTTCGTGCCTTTGGGTGTACGAGAAGAATTGGTGCGACCAGCCATATCCGCAATAATCGTCGCGGCGTTACGAACAACAAGGCGAAGAATGGTTTGATTACGCATCTGAGCAATCACACGATTACCAGCACGCATCTGCACAAACACGCGAGACGACTGACCCCGGTTATTCCACGTTTTTGCAACATTAGAACCGCGCTTGCGAAAACCGCGCATAGGAATACCAGCAGACTTGATACTCGCTGACAGATTAGCCCTGGCAGGCTCAGCAAGCTCTTTCCACTCACGGCGCATAGTTTTAGCCAACTCTGGCTCAATTTCATTTAGGCGACGCACAAGACGCTTCATGTCACTGACAATGATGTCAGCCCTGTAAGTCTCTGCCATAAATCCGCCTAACGCCTACATCTATTCTACCGACAAGAAAACCGCCCCCGAAGGGGCGGCTTCCTCATTGTCTCGGCAGATTCTTTGCTACCAACCAGCGTTGCATGGTCCATAGCATCCTGTCATCGAGCTGTAGCAACTCTCTAGGACTAATCCCGGTTTCAACCGCTAGGCCAGCGATCATCCAGTGAGCCGAAGACTCACCGAGACCAACTATTTTGGGTCTTCCTCAGACTCCCCAATGGTGTCAACTGTTTCCAGCCACTTCTCATAGTCAGCCTTTGTACCGCCGGAGCGCTTCTCCGAGTGCCACGCCAAAAACAGTAACCAGCCAATCCGAGTTTCCTCAGCCAGCTTCGTAACACTGATACCGAACTTGTCCTCGAAAGCAACAAGGTCAGCGGCGCTACAAGTTACCGTTTTTGCCGTACCGTCCTGGAACTGAATGTGTAGGTTGATTCTCATGCTGTAAGTTTACAACAATTACGCAGTTGCGTAAGAAACCTCGCCCGTGGTGGGGAAGGTTACCGAGAATGTGGCGAGGTCGCCGACTGCTCCAGCCACAGGGGTGAAGCTGTTAATCAAGGCCGTTGCGGTGTACTCAGGTGTGGTCGCTGAAGCAGCGGTTCCACCTGCAATCACAACAAACGTACCAATCGTGCCAACAAGGTCCTGGAACAGTTCGGACACACCACCGGCACCGAAGTCGCTGTGGAAGTCGAGGGTCAACTGACCACTCTTCAGGCCGCCCACAACCTCAGTCCAACCAGCGGAACCGAAGTCAGTTGTCTCGACCTCGGCAGCGTTCAGGACCAGCTCAGCGCGAGCGCAAGCGTCCGAAACGTCAGTTCCGTTCACAGTTACCGTTTGGCTTGTAACTACATACTTTGCCAATTTATTTCTCCTTATACATAAACAACGACATCAAATTCAGCCGCCATATATTCCTGATCATCCAGTTGTAGAGAGCCTATGTTAGTCACGCTACGAACCCGTAAATCCGCTACGAGATTATTAAGTCTCCTATCCGATTCTACCGCAGACTTGATACTGTAGTCCCCGGTAGCAGCTACATACTGGTTTAGCTTCCGTTGCGCTGTGCGCTCGTCAGCACGAGACACGACAACGAAAAGTGTGAACTGTAGGGTAGTCAAACCCTGGTTAAAAGCACCGTCGAAACCAATCTGCTCAAGGCTCAGAACCGCGACAGGAGGGTTCACCATATCGGGAACGTTCTCTGCCGTCCTCAAACCACTAATAGTGGCAAGGTTCACGGCAAGCTGTTGCCTAATTGCCTGAATATCCACGGCTACGCCATCCTAATACGGCAGTACGGCTCCAATAGTGTGGCAATGTCAGGGTCAATCCGTGACAGTCTTACAACGCCCATAGAATCGAATCCTGCCACACCCATTGGGCTGTCGGCACGCTTAAAATATCTGGCGGATTGGAGGATACAAGCCTGCTCCACAGCGTCAGGCACGGCAGACCAACCGAATGTACCCGTCACCTCAACAGTGGCTTCCTGCCCCGCAGTCGGGAACCAGTAGTCACCCACAGCGCGAATGTGTGTAGTCGGGGAAGGGATACCACCGGCGATACCGTTCAACGGCTCCAGTTGCCGATCATTAGTTCCCCAAGTCTGGTCAAACACACCATCAACATTGGTAGAAGTCTTCAACGTGGTCAGTGAAGCCAGGTCATCAATCTCGACAAGGAAGTTGTCGTAAGGAATGTAAACCCGTGAACCCTCAGTCGTGTAAAACACACGCTCAGTAAAGTTGTCGATTGCGCGTGACGCTGCGGTAACGCAAATCTCAAGCCAGCTATCGTCCACAGAATCTTGGATGCCCAGCGAAAGCTTGATAGTAGTTAAATCAGTGTAGCCGTTGGTGATTGCCATAAGTCCTCCACATCTAGTCTATCGTGGCGTATCCCAACTGTTACGGCGTCTACGCTCCAAATCCCAACGACCCTCACCGTAATCATCACGCGCCATCTTGCTGTTGTAATACAAGGTATTATCGGCAAAGGTTTTGTTGTTGATGTTAGAAAGTTTGTTGTCTGACCGAATAGTTGACGAGTTATCGTGCCCACCAGCAATCGGTATCTTCCGAACAGGCACTTCAGCGTGTGCTGCACGCCTCTCATAGTCTTTATCTTCGTGATAAGCCGGGTGGAGGGCTTCATCAAAAAAACCGAGGCGCTGGAAGGCCATTTCTCCGACACAAAAGACGTGCCAGAAGGGAAACACATCAGAAAGGGTTATTTCGTCTCTACGGGCCTCTGAGAGGCCCTGAAGGCCATTACCGCTAAACCAGGCATCATTCGAGGCAAAAAACCACCTATCGTCGTGCGGAAACAGTTTGATACCAAGATTCCACGACGAAGCCACCCCCAGGTTGCTCGGCAAGTTCACGACACGGACATTCTTCACAAACTTAGAATGTAAAACATCGTAGAACTCACCACCATTATCAATAATGAGCAGATCGCGTACCGGGTAGTTGATTGACTGAAACATTCGCCTCAACAAGTCGTAACGGTTCAACACCGGCACAATCAGGTTAGGAAGCATTAGGAGCCTTTATTCCGTAAAAGTACAAATCGCATGACGTTGGGTTGTACTCAAAATAGTATTCGTCAAACATGGCGTCCAAATCAAACTCCGCCCTGAAATCATCCTCATTCAGGTTCCGGTAATAATCCCAGTCAAGAGTCAGCGGTGAAGAACCAGGGCTAGACCTTCTCGTGCCATGCTCCGCCCTTCCGTCAGAAGCGCACGTCATAATCACATACTTGCTACTCATCCGCCACATATTTTCAAAAGTGGCAACCCACTCCGGGTTATGCTCAAAACACTCAGCACTGACAGCAACATCAAAACTGTCATCCGGGTAATCTAAGTCCTCACCCTGAGCCACAACATCAACGCCCTTACCGGGCGCAACATCAACCCCAACGTACTCAGAAGCCGAGAAAAAGTCCCTCACAGTCCCGTTAATGTCCAGACTGCCCACTTCGAGCACCCTCGTCATTGCAAAAGCCTCCGGAATTTCCCCCTGAAGCTTCTCAAAGAAGTCGCGCTGTTGAGAGTGAGCCATCAGGAAAACTCTTTCCTTAGCAACGGCATCCAATCGCGCTTCCACACAGTCTCAATATCAAAGTCCTTAGCGAAAGCCTTAGCGACCTCCGACTTGCCGTGACCCAGATCGTAAGCTTGCTCCAAAGCGTTCACAATCGACGGCACAGAAGGTGTCTGCCACCAGGACAACTGACCGGCATCCCAAACAGGGACACCATCAACCAACCAACCGTCCTCAGCTACAAGGTCCTGTGATGCGGCCCAGTTAGACGCGATAACTCTCGTACCGCAAGCTTGCGCCTCAATCGTCGGCACACCAAACCCTTCACCCATGCTCGGGGCCAACAAAACATCCATGCCCGTGTAATAAGCAGCCAGGTCGTGTTGTGTTGAACCGTAACGGTACTCAAGCGGGTTGACCAACAAGACAGACTCTTGCGGGACACCCAAACCCTTCAGCATCTCCAACAAGTTCCAACCAATACCACCACCGGTAGCGTCAGTGTGCAAATACAGTACAGCGTCGTTGTGTTTCTTCTGGAAGATACTAAACGCCATCAGGTTCTCACTGAAAGCTTTACGGTGCATCAACCCAGAAGCTTTATTCGCAGCAACCATACCGACAACAAACTTGTCACGAGTCTTCCAATAGTCGCGCACATCAACACCGCTACTGAGTGTCCAGTTCTCCTTCAACACTTTCGTGTCAATACTGTGAGGTATATACACGTTGTCTATACCTTTGTCATTCATTTGCCTTTGACCGAATGGTGACATGGCGATAGGCAACACATTAGGTCTGCGTAACCACTGTTCAACCTTTGATGGCATCGTAATGTGATCGAGAGGTGTCCAAGACCAAATCTGACGCATGTCATCGTATTTGGAGGACTCTAAAACCCACACATCGTAAAGCGTGAAAAACAAGTCCTTCTTCTGGACCGAGTTACTCCACATCATAAAATCCAAAGGTGCGGTGTCCTGTGCGTAACCAGTCAAGCTACGAGGAAAGTGTTTCGCCTCACCATAAGGTGTGCGAATAACATCAATCTTGCCCTCAAGACCAAAGTTAGAAAAGTTAGCCACATCCAAACCTTGACGTAGCAGAAAGTCAATCAGGTATTTGACCTGTTGACCATACCCAGTCGGCACATCGTAAGAGTTCGAGTAAATACCGACAGCACCAGATAGTTGCTCCTGTAAAGCAGGATTCCCCTTTTTTCCCATAACAGGAATCTTAGCAAACAGAAGGGCCGGGGCAACCCACAACCCCGGCCCTTCAGCGTGTCGTCAAATACTAAGCAGCGTTTCCGATGAAGTGCTTGACGTGACCAGCGTGAGTCAGGTCGCCGTCCACGCGCATCAAGAACCGGTAGAAGGTCTGGTCCTTGTTGAAGGCGTAGTCGGTGCTTGACGCAACCTGGAGGCCACCAGCCATGCGAACCTTGTAGGAAGGCAGGTGACCGAAGATGACGGACTTGGCTCCGGTAGCCTGAGCTGCCATCGCAGGGTTCTCGAAGATCGGGAATCCAGCAAAGGAGTCGGGCTGTCCAACGCCAACCTGGTAGAGGTACTGTCCAGAGTTGTCCTTCAGCTTACGCATTGCGCCGAGCGACTGGGTGTTAGCCATGTAAGCAACACCAGGCAGGCGACGAGCTGCACCGTCAAGGCTGTAAGCCAGGTCGATGAGGTTGTCAGCAGTGAACGCACCAGAAACGGCGGTTCCACCAGTGACACCAGAACCAGAAGCGGTCACGATACCGTTAGGCTTGCTCGATCCGTCACCAGTGGTGAGGACGGAGTTAACCGTGAATCCGATAGCGTTACCAGCCTGCTCAGCGAGGAGTGCCTCCAAATTAAATCCGGCATCAGCGATCAGTTCGTTACTGACTCCGATGAGGAAGCTATATTTGTAGGCTCCAAGCGTGATGCTTGAGAAGGTGGGGTCGGACTCAGCAATAGCCGAACCTTCAAGGACCAGTGCAGCAGTGCTGTACGCGGTCAGGGTCGGAACAGTGATGTCCTCACCGGAAGTGGTGTTGAAAATCTCGGAGGTGTCCAGCATGGGACCAACGAGACGCGCAACCTGGAAAACCTGGTCGTAGAACGAAACAGGAACAGTGTTGCTGGAGGTTGCGAGCGCACGCTTCTCGAACGTGTGCGAACGCATTTCTCCCATACCAATGGCGCGAAGAACGTCACCCTCGCTACGAGCCTCTTCAGAGGGCACATAACCGCGTGAAGCCTCAGCAGCCTCGGACTTACGCTCTTCCTGACGCTGTGCAACAGCAATCGCCTCATCAGCGGCGCGGATGTCAGCTTCAAGAGCGTTCACCTTGTTTAGAGTCTCCTGGTCAAGACCGCCACGCTCTTCTGCGTTGTCCAGGGATTCCTGAATCTGAGCAGTAAGGTTTGCGCGGAGTTCTTGCTGAGACTTTACGAACTCAGACAATTTTGTCTCCTTATAGTGTGATTACAATTACAGTCGCGCTGACGCAGACTTTCACACGGTGGTGCTAACACTCAACCGATACATTAATTTTACCCCAGTAATCACACTTGGGGACAAAAGACCCTCCCGGAAAGGGGGAACGGGAGGGGAAACCCGCTACCGCTTCTCTGCGGCCTTAAAGATTCGGGTTTCTTTGATCGGTTCCACGTCCTCACGCTCAACCTTCGGCGCGGGCGCAGGAGCATCAATGGCGACAATCGCATCAGCCCAAGCGTCAGCAAGTTGCTTGACAGGACCGGACTCGGGATTGCCCGCAACATCCAAAATAACCTTCTTGATTTCAGCCTTACTAGCCATAACTAAATCCCCTTCAGGAGTTGTTCGAGTTTCTTCTTCTTTAGTTCAAGCATAGACGGGTCAATCTCGTCATCCTTGGTTTCCTCAACAGGCTCTTCAGCCTTCGGGGAAAGCGTGTCAACAACCTGAGTCAAAAGGCTTGCTTCTTCATCAGACAAGTCCATACCAGATTCAATCTTCAACATGGCGTCAGCAAGCGCGTCAGCATCCACATTGGCACGCTTAGCAATCTTGTCCAAACCGCGCACAGCAGTAGAGCCAGCCGTTTGGGTGTAGGCGGGGAACGCCACAATGCTTGTCTCGAAAAGACGGACCGAGTTGAGGACACGTTCGTTTTCAGATACCCATTCATCGCCACCCTTGGGAACGGAGAAGCCAAAGCTCATTGAGTCAACATCGCCACGCTTGATGAGGTAGGCGGCGTCGCGTCCGGCCTGAGTGTCAGGCAGATCAGCGGAGACACGCAAACCAACGTTGTCTTCTTCGAGGCGGAGAGTTCCGGCTCGTGTTGAACCAAGTACCGTACCGGAGTCGTGGTTCCACAGAAGTTTCACATCGTTGCGGGACTGTAGCGAACGCTTGAAAGCACCGGGAGCGATACGCTCGGTGAACGGCAGTGGCTCAGATGGTGCATCAAAAACCGCAGCGTAACCGGTGAAGGTCATCCCCCCGCCATCAAGCTCACGAACCTCAAACTTTGTGCTGTTGGTTCGCGTTTCAATCTTCGCCATCTCTTTAGCCTCCACGTTTACAAGCTGTCGATTCTCTTCTTCAAGTCTAGCAACGACGCCCTCAGCATATTCCATCGCACGTCTCGCGGCGCGTTTCGACGGGCCGGAACCCCACAGCAAGTGAGCTACAACACCAGCAGAAGGATACCCTTCGCTATCGGGCGAAGCATCAGGGGCGTCAAGATCGTCCATGTGTCGCGCAATCCAAGCAGCAATACGAACCCACTTATCGGCAGTCACATTACCTTCAGCCATTGCGCGGGCTTCTCTGACAGTCCTATCCACAAGCCCGTCACCCGAGTAGCCTTCTTCGTGATATTTCAAACCTTGACGGGCTGCGGCTCTCATATAAGCGGGTGCAGACAAATTGACTTCACGGTTCTCATCAACAGAATCAGGTGCATCGTCAAGTAGGGGCTCATCAAAAGCAAACTCGGGCATCTCGTCATCGACGAGTGCGCTGATACCACTGAGTTGCGAAAACTTCAAACCCAAGAAGGTTGACGCCTCAGTCCACTGCCCGTCCACCTGCTCATACATTTGCACAAGCGCGGCAGGATCAAACACTGTGCCCATAATCTGCACACCAGAACCAGGGATGTCAACAGTGCCAGCGCTAACAACCTCACGAATACGTCCCTGATAGGTTTCACCGTGATCTTTCCAAGAAACAAAGTCACCAGGCTTCAAAGTACCCGGCATGGCACGTTCACCTAAGAACTCAGAATCTTCCTGTGCGGCAATCGCAAGCGCCTGATCGATAGCGTCATCCTTTGTGTTATGGCAACCCATCACTTCACCATCCTCTTTGATAGTCGCCCATCCCGAGCAACCCTCAGCCGAATCAGTAATGTAATAAGGCATTAGTCCTGAATCACCGCCAAAATCCCCAACTCTAAACCAGACGGGTCTGAGAGCGCATACAAATCATCCCCTGGCCCCAAAGTAATTACCATGCTCTCACCTGGGTCCATGTGAACACTGTTGTTCACGGTAATACCTGGGCCACCAACGTGAATGTACTCGTTCGAGCTTTTTGTCATGTTGTGCAAATGCACTTCCTGACCCATGTTCCTTGGTGGCACAACCATTTGCGCGGCTGTACCCAAAGTAACCAGATTGTTATAGATAGGCATTATTCGACAACGTACTCCGAGTTAGGGTCCTCCGGGTCAATCTGCGCCGTAGGTTGCAACTGCACAGACGGCAAACCAGTGTGGTCAATCGCAGGCAGACCGAGTTTGTCCAAAACATCCGCAGGATCAAAACCAACCTGGATAAGACGCTGAGCCATATCCACTTTCTCGGTTTCTTCCTTCAACGTGGCAGCAGCAACGTTCACGTTAGCTAAGGGCACCCTAACCGTGTCAGCCGATGGGTCATCAATGCTCTGTAGGTCTTCAAGGCGTCGCACATCGTTGATGGTGAGGAAGCCGGACAGAAGACCGGTGCTGTAGGCGGTCATGCGGGAGTTGATGTCTGCGCGAAGCAAACCGTCAAGGTTGAACTTGACGAACGCGGTCTCTCCGCCGGGGTAACGTGCCATGAGGGGCGAGAACGCCGACTCAAGTTTCTGCACGATAGGTCGCAGACAGTGTATAACCCAGGCCAGGTTGTTTTGCTCCACAGAGGCGTAAGTGTTTGTGCCGGGAAGACCGAGCAGATGCGGTGGCACATTGAAAGCCCTAGCAACATCCTCGACAGCCATGCGACGTGAGTCAATAAACTGTGCCTGATCGTTACCAACCGAGGTGGGTTTGTAGGAGGCACCGCCGGAGAGAATACCGGTGCGGTGTGAACGCTTCCAACCCTTGTGACGTGCGTCGAAACCTTCTTGCAAGTTCTTGGCTTGCTCAGCGGTCAACTTGTTCGGGTACTCGATGATGCCCTGAGTGGTGGCACCAGCACCGAAGAAACGGGCAGCGTAGTTACGGAGCGCGCTAGCG